TTGACGAGTCTGAATAACGATACCGCCCTCACCATCAGCGTGAACAGCAGTTTGTCTAAAGTTGTTAGGGTTTTGCATAGCCTAATTCTATCAGTTTGAGTAGAAAAGAAAATGCCCCAGATGTTTAAGTCTGAGGCATTTTAGAGTTACACCAGATTAAGGTGTCAAGTCAGCCAAAATGCCGTGAGCAGCTTGGTTTTTTACTTCCAAGGTGTACTCGCACAGCAACTGAGTGCTTTCGTTGTCGCCAGTTACAGCCAACTCGTTGGTCTGGAAAGGACGCAGATAAGCAATAGCAGCCATGTCAGGGTCAAGGATAAACGCTGTCTCGTTACATGAGTTGGTAGAAGTCATGAACCTGTTGGGAACAATTGAGATTGCACCGAAATCTGACAGGTAAACGTCCGCAGCCGAAATGATGGTTGTAGGCGTATTGCTAGGGGCCATGAAACGCTGTGCAGCAATACCAGTAAAGGCAGAAACCAACTGCTTGTGAGCAGGGTTAACCATCAATACTTTAGGATTGCCACCAGAAGCGTAAACTTCTTTAACAACAGTTTGCAAAATTGCCTCTGTGAAAGTGCGGTTTGTACCATCTGTACGAGCAGTAGTACCCAAGTCACCAGCAACACCAGAAGTACCGCCATCATAGTTAGAATTCAACCATGCTTGCAAACCGCCCAATTTACGAGCAGTAGAAGAATTGCCGTTAGCAGCAACTTGGTTGCTCAACAGGGTTGTCTCCATGTCACGCTTGATTTCGCTAGAAGCCTTAGCCAACTGATAAGCCTTTTCAGACTTACGACCAGCTTTGTCAACTGACTGCAAAGTGCCAGAAATCTTGATAGTTTTCTGTGCAATCTGAGTGCGGTTGCCTACACGAGTAGTAGGAGACATAGTAGCGTCAGATGCCGTTGCACCTTCGACTGCATAGTTGTCTAAAACTGGGGCGGCAAGCGAATCGACTTGCCACTCGTGCAGAACAGCAGTTGCCTTAGTCTTGCCAATGGAAGACATAAATGGAACATCTGTTGGTGAAATCGAGTAGATAACATCCGAAAGGTCTTCTCTCATACCGATTGCGGTATATGTTTGATAGGTAGCCATAATTTAATACTCCAAAATTTATAAAAATCGTTCAAATGCTCTGGCAGCGTCTGAGACTTTTCCTGTCTCACGCAACCTTTGCATTGCCTGTTTATCAGGTGAAGACCTGTTAGGAGGCGCAGAAGTCCCAGAACGCATCATCTTGGGAGCAGCTTGGAGTTTCTTGGTTAACTCTGGCTTGCTCTTTTGAAGTTGCTCATACTTCATTGCCTTATACAAGGTCTGCACAGCACGACTGTCATACACGGAACTGAGTTCTTGGTCAGTCCACCCAACAGACTTCGCATAGTCACGGATTTGTTTCCGAACCGCATCACCCTGTGGCGTAGCTAACTCAGGAATCAGACTCACTAGCTTCTCAGATTCTGTGCGTAAGTGACTTTGCAAAGAGGCTTGATGCTCGGCTTGTTGCTGTTGGGCAATGCGTTGCTGTTCATTCCTTACTACTGCAATCTGCTTCTCACGCTGACTCTGTTCTGCTACCGCTACCGCATAACCGATAGGGTCTGTTTCCCTTAGAACATCTAAATTCACACCCTGACTTTGCTGACTTAGGAAGCTATCCAAAGCCTGCAACTTCTGGGCGTATGCCTGTCGCTCTTGTTTCACATACTCTAAATGACTACGTTCAGCTTCAAAAGCCTTACGTTGTTCAGCTAGAGCCTGAGACTTTTTAGTGTAATCCGTACCTTGTTGATAACCCTTGATAAGTTCGTCTAGTTCTACTTCGACTTCCTCACCAGATGCCTTGACTTTATATCTAGGCTTGGGCTGTTCATCTTCTTCAGAATATTCAACTTCATCAGTCTCTTGCTGGTCTTCTAGTTGACCTTCGGCTTGGCTGTTGTCAGCTTCCTCAGAATCACCCATCATGCCTTCAAACGCTGAAGCGGCTTGGTTTACATCTAGGCTTTCACTCCCTGTTGGGTTGGTGTTTTCCATTTGTCATCTCAATAATCGCCAGAAACCTTCTGGACGGAGGTGTAGCCTAAAGGCTACAGAATCTTCCACTTCTTCTCTCTAATCACAGTTTCCGAGGCCAAGCCTTCTAGGTGTCCTGTAATCAGTTCAATAGACTTAATGTGCCTGTAAGCGTCTTCACGCCTATCAGATTCTTCTGCACTTGTGTTAATTATTACACTAATCTGTTCTTTTTTCAAGTTATCTATGACTTCTTTGAAGAAATCATCATTAAGCAGGTTTTTGGCCCACTGCGCCAACAGGTACTTGTCCATATTGATTTTGTATTCCAGAAATTACATCGTTGATAGATAGAGAACTTGTCGGAGGCATACCTTGCTTACTGCCCAAGATGCTCATCAAATCGTCATAACTTAGATTAGATGGCTGTGAGTATTGCGTAGGAGTAGGAACTTTCCCATAGTTAGGGTCTAGGAACTTCTCCCACTGCGTACCCTTTAGCAAGTTTTGATTACCAAAATCAATAGGTGTTAGCGGTTGAAATGGTGCAGTAGGCTGTGTTGTTGGAGGCTTCCACTCTGGAGGAATAGGAACAATTGGAAAGCTAGGTTTATCAGTGCCAGCTACTGCGCCAATACCAACACCAGCACCAATTATTCTTACAATATCAATTGGGCTAATTGGTTTATCTTTATCTTTTTCTACTGGCTTGTCTGGTGTAGCTGGAGGCGCAGGAGGTGCAGGAGGCGCAGTAACTACAGGAGGCAACACCACAGGCAATGTTGGGGCAGGAGGCGTAGGAGTAACAGGTCTTGGCGCAACAACTTCCAGCGTATCAATTGGTGTCGTTGGAACTGTAGGTATTGTTACTTTTTTATCTTCTTCTATCTTTTTGTCTGTTACTTTTACTGTTTCAATAGGAGGTGTAGCAATTGTATTTATTACACTAGCCACGCTTGGTGTTGTAACAACTGGTGGGGGTACATCTCTTTTTGCATCTACTCTTACAGTTTCAATAGGTGGCGCAGCAATTGTGTTGATTACACTGGCAATGCTTGGAGGCGTAACCACTGGAGGGGCATTAGGCGAAGTAATAACTACATTGTCAGCAGCAACTGGAGGCGCAACTGGTGCTGGTGTGACAGGAGTTATAGCATTTATAGCCCTGCCTACAATAGCATCGTTATAGCCATTAGCAATTAAAGTCTCTTGAATTTGAGATACAGTTAGTCCTTGGTCTGCCAATTGTTTTGCATCTGCAATGGCAAATTGTCTTTCAGTAATACCAGCATCAGTCAATAAAGAAGCGTCACCTGCTGGTGCTAACAAATCACTAAGTTCAGAACCAGCAAAAGCACCTGCGCCACCAGTTAATGCGGCTTTAACAATATCTTCTGCACTTCCACCAGTAATGGCTGTAGAACCACCAGCGATAGTTGCGCCTGTAGCACCAGCCAAAGCAGAACCTGTGAGTGGTGTTGCCCCTGCAATTAGATTGCTCAAATAAGGCGCACCAAGCACACCAGTAGCCAAAGCAATAACAGGGCGAGCAGCAGCCAATAAACCTTGGTCACCCCCACCAGCAAATGTACCCTTGTCAATTACTTCGCCAGTTTTAGGGTTAACTGTTTCCCAGTTGGCTTTATTGTTTGGGTCAACTCTAGTTTCATAAACAACTTCAGGAACACCTGCAATCTGGGCTTCAATGTCATCGCCTTCAATTACAGTGCCACGAGCAGTTGGAATAACTCTAGTTGGCGGTGCTTCGTAAACTGGCGCAGCAACTTCTTCTACTGCTGGAGGCACATAAACCTCGTCTGCTTTTGTTTCAAACCTAGCTTGAATGTCCTCTACCTTAGAGCCAGTTGCCTTTGCAATTTGAGCAGGGTCAATCTTTGCAGTCTCCATGATGCTTGCAAGTTGAGCATCTGTTAACTGAGGGTTATCTATCAGAAACTTTACAATCTCTGCATTTGAATATGCCATGATTAACCCCTAATCTCTACGTTAGATGTAATGCCAGCACCAATCTTCATAGCTTTTAATTGTGCTTCTGCTTCAAACTCCTGCTGTTTCAAAGCAAAGTAAGCCTGTTGTTTCTCACGCTCTAATTGCAACTTAGCGGATTCCTTCTCACGCATCAATTGCATTTCAAGAGCAGCCTTCTGTTGAGCCATCTGCATATCAATCTGCTGTTGCTGTTGCTGTAATTGCATATCAGCTTGAGCCTTCTGTTGATTAGCCTGTATCTCAGCCTGAGTTCTTTGCATCAATGCCTGTACTTCTGGAGGCATCTGTGGCTGTTGCTGTGGAGGAGGATTACTCAATGCTTGGTCTTGCTCTGGCGTAATCGCTTTGTAGAACTCATTAGAGTCCTTTAGTCCAGCAGTCTCAACCATGCGTCCCAAAGTGTTTCGATACTGAGCAGGTGAGACGTAAGGGTTAGCAGGGCCATACTGACCAATCAACTGCTCTTGCTTGGCAACAATCATAGATAGCATAGCCATCTGCTCTTGTCGGTTACCAGCACCCAAACCTACGTTAATGGACACATCGTATTGGTTAGCCCATGTTCTAGGGTCAAACTCTACGAACTCACCACGCATACGAACCAAACGTGCCTTGTCTTGGTACTTGCACAATAGATGCAAGATGCCCTTGAACAAAGACTTAACGCCTGTCTCAGCAAAGATACGAGCCATTAGTTCAACTTTACCTGCGCCAGCTTGTTGCATCGAGGCAACCGCAGCAGCAGTAACGTTCTGCAAGATAGCAGGGTCTAAGCCCTGTGAAGCATCGCTAACACCTGTACGCTTAGACTGCACTGTGTCCAAGTATTGAAGCATTGGGAAAGCCTGAGAAGCTACGTTCTGAACATTCAATTGCGTAACTGCGCCCTGAGACTTAGCACGAATAACACCACCTGCGGTAGATGTAAGCAAGTCATCAAGGTTTACTTGACCTTCCACAGCAACCACTCGTGCATTGTTTGTCAGATATAAGTTATCCAACATCTGACGAGTGATAGTAGTCTTGATTAACTGTAGGTCAACTGTTCTGTCAGCAAGTGAGTTACCAAAGAACTTGTGCGGAATTGGAATAGGACAGATTGAGTGGAAAGGAACGTAGTCCACTTCCTCAACCATTTCCTTACCCTTCTTATCCTCTAAGATTTCATTAGAAGCGTAGAACACTTGAACCAATGAAGCAATGCCTTTGCCATCTATATCAGTTTTGACATAGCACTCAAAGACTTCAATCTCTTGCATTGATGGGTCATCTGTCTGTGTTTGGTAAGGTTGCTCACCTGCTGCATAACGAGCCACACGCTCTGGTGTGTATGCAAGTGCATCACCCATCTGCAAACCTTCTACCTGCTTCTTGTTAAAGCCCATAGCCATCAAAGTGCTACGAGTCAACATCTGCCTGTGGGCTACGAAAGGAGAGTCCTCAATCGTTCTAGCCTTCTTGCTAATCAAGAACTCCTCTGGAGGTACGTTCTCAATCGTAACCTTACCCACCATCTTTTTCTGTTGGACAGTAATGTTGTGGATTGAATTGATTACTGGCTGACCCATCTGGTCAAAGACAGGCTGTCCCATCTGGTCAAACACTGGAAACTCTTGAGTGTCTTGCTCGACAATCTCCATTGTGTCATCACTCATAAGCATTGCTAACTCGTCATCAGACAAGTCAAAGTAACGCTCTTTAGTGATGTTTTCTTTGTTTTCCCAATATGCTTTAACAATGCCATTCTTCTGAAGCAAGGCATCCTTGAACCAATCGTGCAGGATAGCTACGCCTTCGTTGTCTCGTGAGAACACCCAATTGCAGTAGTCTGTAGCTTGCTTGGCAGAGGCTTCGTCCCTTGGGCCTTGAGGCTCAAAAACTACTATCTGGTCTGAGCCTGTGAAGATACGGACTAAGCTAGGTAGCGCACCATCTATCGCTTCTGCCACTTCTCCAGTAACGATTTGAGACTTACCCTCAACCTCGTTACCATAAGGCTGTCTGAGATACGCTTCCAGAGCCTGTTTGCGCTGTTCAACAGTTTCGCTTTCAATAAATCCAATAGCATCATCAATCTCTGCTTGTAGGATTGATTTCAAGTCGTTCTGTGCCATGTTTGTCCTTTGGAGGGCGACCCATTCTGGGTTTGTCCAATTGTAATACTTTCTGAGAAAGATTTGCTAACTTTGTTTTTAGCATTTTGTCAATAGATTCTCTACTTACTGCGTGACCCATTTTACTTGCAGACATTTTAGCTTTTGTTGCTTCCGATAGCTTTCGCCCTGTAAGTTTTGCGCTTATTGTTAATCTAACACTTTCAGACCTATTTGCAATACAAATCTTGGCAATGTGTTCTTTTGACTTTGGAACACCTTTTCTATTTGCTGACATTTGCAATCTGGTTTGTTCAGAAAGTTCTTTTCTAATGCTTCCTCCAGCAGTCAAGTTATAGCCATTTGTCATTGATTGATAGAAATCTATCCAATAACGCTCTCTTTCTTCAAACAAATCTTTGTGACATTCCTCAATAATGCTGAATTCAAAAGAGTCTATGCCATGCTTTTTTATGGCATTTTTAATGTACGAAACCTTTTCAGAGTTAATATTTCTATGGTTACTCCATCTAGACTTAATATTTATAGAAACGCCAATGTAGTGCTTACCATTTAATTTGTTGGTAATCTTATAAACTCCGCTTATCTTCTGTTGGCTCATTTTTTTCCTTTGGTGGCCTACCAATTCTAACACTCTTTTCCTGTAATGCTTTTACCACATTTTCCAACATTTCAAGACGCTTTTCAAGTTCTTTTACTTTAGGGGCTAGATTTACCCCTTGCATTGATACATACATTAGACAATCCATTTCGGTGATTTGTTAATAGGCTTATCCCACGTTGAATGTCCTTCATCCAATCCAAGGGCTAAGTAACGGAATGAGTCAGAGCCATGACTTGACCAATCATGCAATGGACGCTCATAGAATATCTTACGCTTTTCATCGTAGTCTCTGCGGTAATTTCTCAGGCAGTTCAAACCATTCTGCACCTGTGGAACATTGAACCAGCACCTTGGCAATAATCGCCTCACAGCTTGGATGCCATCATCTAGTCCCATTCTGGGAGCAATCTTTACTTCTAGTCCTGATTCCTCAAGCATCTCTAGTCGGCTCTTACCAGTTCCTAGTTCCCTAACCCTAACGTCATGCGGAAGGATATGCTCTGCTTTAGAGTAATCGTTATCCTTAATCCACTTAACATAGTGGTCTAATCCAACTCCATGATTCTCGTAGTAGTCAATCAGACGCACCTCAGTACCCACCAACTGAGCCACCCAGATAGACGTAGAGTCACCCATACCCAAGTCCCAAGCAGTAAAAGTTCTGCTAATTTCCTCTCTGGGTATCTCTTGCATATGCTTCTTGTCTTCTAACTCGTTAAGGATTTGCCCATAGTAAGAGCCTTCTACAGCAGCATCAAAGCTACATTCAAACTCTTGGCGGTATTTATCCTCGCCCATCTCACTCTTAGCAGCCTTCAGTTCTGTGTCATCTACTACCCCTGTCTCAGAGGCTTTGAACTCAAGCAATCCCCATCCATCCTCAGTTTCTGCCCTATCTCGCAGTTCTTTGAAGTGGTTATGTCCTTTTGGTGTACCAATAAACAAGCACCATCCCTTGCGGTCTGTCAGGGCTGGTCTAACAATATCTGTCCATATCTTAGGATTCTGGTCACCCACCTCATCAATGATTACCCCATCAAAGTATTGACCTCGCAAGGAATCAGGGTTGTCTGAGCCATATAGCTGAATACGCCTACCCCAGAAGTCAACTCGTAACTCTGAGATGTTGTTAGTACCGCCTAGCGGAGTAGTGTATTTAACGAGATAGTCCCAAGCTACACGCTTTGCTTGTCCATAGGTAGGTGCAATGTAAGCGTATCTAGGTGTTTCTTTCTCGTTTAGCACCGCCTCACGGATTAAGTGGTTAAGTGCTGCAACAGTCTTACCAAACCTTCGATGTGCAACAACTACTGCAAAGCGTTTGCCTTCCAGTAACTCGTGAACCTTTAGTTGGTGTTCCCTTGGCTTATAGGGAATTTCGATTACTTCGCCCATGTAACGATGTGCTGAAGTGGTTGGTCAGAGTCGCCACTTATGGTTACTGAAGCCATATCAGGCATTGATTTACGCAATAGTATCTCAATAGCCTTCATCCTTGTAGGACTTAACTCCTCAGTTTCACCAAGTGCATGATTTTGCAAAACATTTAGTAATTGACTTACTTGAATCTTTTTGCGTACATCTTCCTGATGAAGTTTGTTTATTGGTCTTCCGACTTGTGCCATTTTGTTTGACTCCTCTAGGGTTGGTCAAGGTTAGTGTTTACTGACCTAGTAAACCTTTTTCTACTAGATTTCCTTGTCGGTCTAAGTTTATCAGAGTGTTAAGTGGATAGTCTAGCCCATAAGGGTTAAGTCTTTCATCTTGTAACTCAAATGGAAAAAACTTTCTTCTTTCTTCAGGACTAAGGTCTTTACGAGTTTGCGTTAACCTAGATTCTGCTTCACCTACAAGTCTTTTATAAGCATCAAATGGGTCATCGCCAATCTTTGATGCCATATCACTAGCGGCTCTCCACTCTTGGACAACTGGATATTGTTTCTCAACAACTTGCCCTAATCTAGTAACGTCATCTTTTGTTATTTTTCCAGTAAAGTAATCATCCCATATTGGTTGCATTGCTTTGTCAGCAGCTTTAAATTCATCTGTTTCTTTTAGCAAAAATGCTTTATTTTTTGCTTCATTTATAAGTTGTTGCGCTTGAGAAGTATTACCTCCTGCGCCAAATCCTTCAATTTCTTGAATAGCGTGTTGCATCTCATGCAATGCAGTTGACCTTGGGTCTTCAGATAAGCCTCTTTTTGTTACATTAAGTTCACCAGTGCTATATGAGCCTCGGTAATCAGGTCTGTTTACGCCTTGTTTAGCAGTAATTTGTGCAAGTTCTGGATAGGCTTTGTAAAGTTCTGGATGCTCAATAGCTAAATTAGCTGGAACACCTCTATACACTTGGTCACGCTCATAAGCATCCACAAGTTCTTTATTTGCTTTATTTTCTGCTCTTAATGCTATTTGAGCAGTATTTAATTCTTTACGAAATAAATCAGGATATTCTTTAGATTCTTTAATCTTTTGCTTGTTTTCAGTAATACCTTGTTTTAGCAATGCAGCTTTATCAAGCATCTCTGGTGCGGTAACAAACTTAGCTTCCGCATCGTTAATTTCTTGTCTCCATTGACCATCAGGCCCACGCACAGTTCCTGTTTCTTTCCAGATTTCCTGTGGAGATACGCCTTTTTTCTCTAGCTTACTAGCAGTAAAAGCCATTGCTTTGTCAAATGCTTTAGAGCCAGCACCGACAAACATACCAACTTCAGCCATACCAAGCAAACCGCTTTGGGTCATTTCAGCTAACTGAGACAATGCTTTTTTGTCAGTAACCTTAAATGGTTGCTTTGGGTCACCAAATGACTTATCAAACAAATCTTGAAACTTCTTATCAGACTGCTGAATGTTAAGCAGTCCTTGTTGGATTGCCCTACCTGTACCCTGCAATTGCTGAGTACGTCTAGGGTCTTGCATCCATCCTAAAGCAGAATCAAGAAGGCTTGGCATTATTTCATTCTGCCCATTTTCTTGGCAGCTTCTGCAATTCCGATTGCAATTGCTTGCTTGGGATTCTTAACGACTTTACCACCCTTACCAGAGTGCAGTTCACCCTTGCCAAACTCGTGCATCACAGCACCCATCTTGGCTTTACCAGCTTTGTTCATCTTAGGAGTTTTCATAGTTTCACCATTTAACCTTGTTAGCCCAATATGCTGCACTCATCTTACCCTTGGCAATGTTCTCAGCATGACGAGCCTTGAACGCTTCGTTACGCTTCGTGCCATCAGGAGAACCTTTTACACCCTGCTGACCAAAACGGATTAGCTTTACATCCTCACCAGACTTAGCCAATACAGCGTGAGACTTGGTTGGATGGTCAGGAGTCTTCTTAGGCTTGTTGTAGCCAGAAAACTGCTCTGAGCCTCGCTTAATCATTTTTTAGGCTTCTTTGCTTTGTTCTTTGCAGTACGCTCACCACGCTCGGGCATTGGCTTAGTCTTCTTCTGCATAAGTTTCTGCATCATCTCCAGAGCTTGCTGATTCGTTGTTCCCATTGTCTTTCTCCTCGGTTATTGGCCCACCACTAATCCATGCTTCACAAGTCCTCTTA